GATGGGTACTAACCAGACAACAACAAATGCGGCTACACAGTTTGGGCCAGAAATGCCAATGGCTTGGTTAGCAGAGGACGCAGGTGAAAGCCTATATATCTCAAAGCACGCAATTGGTAGTACATTTCTTGGAGCAACTGGTGCGTCAGACTGGAACGTTGCAGAAGATGCGGCTAGTAGTCTTTTCAACAATGCGTTGAATAACCTGTGGACGCAGGAAGCGGACATGCTCAACGCTGGAATTGGTCCAAGGCTCAAAGCTCTGTGCTGGATGCAAGGAGAAAACGACGCGACAAGCACAACTACAGCCGATGCTTATGCAACTAACCTAGCAAACTTAATTTCAACTTATCGCCAACAGGTTGGCGATTCTTCGGCAAAAGTGCTCATTGCGCGAATACGCGATGAAGATCCAACATTCGATCCGGCGGCAGTTGTGACAGTTAGAGCGGCTCAAGAGTCGGTTGCTGATGCAGACGCAAACGCCGAGTGGTTCGATACTGATTCGATGCCTCTAGCCGGTGACAACGTGCATTACGACTCTGTTGGCATGAAGTCACTTGGCGAAGCTTTTTACACGCGATTTTAACGGCACAGACAAAGGGATTTAGATGGCAGCAGCAACAGAAATCACAACATCAAGTCAAGACATTACCGACGACTTCGTTCTTCAAATCACTAATGTCAGCACTGATCCTGTTCAGTTGATGATGGCCGCGGGGGCTAGTGGTAGTGAATGGGTTGAGGTCGGAAAGTACGACAATGGCACTTACTTCGTGAAGAACTCGAAGTCCACTGGGGCATTGACCAACGCATTCAAAAAAGGAACGTCTGCGGGGACTGCTAAGTTCACACAGCAATAAGCATGGGCATTCCATCGATCCAAATTCGCGGTGACTTCCCGGAGCCGCCAGAGCACTTAGAAGAACCTGGCCAAGAGGCTTGGTATCGCGGGGCTGAGTTTTGGACCGAAGGACTGCTGACCGCTCGAGATCTTCCACTGTGGACGATTTACTGCGAACAGTTTGACCGGATCGCAAGCTACAAGGCGGATCTTCGAGACGATGGTGAATTTCAATTGACCGAGAAAGGTAACTTTGTTGCTCATCCAGCACTTGGACAGATTCGCATTGCAGAGTCCCGAATTGTCGAGATCAGCAAGGCTCTTGGAATAACGACATCGGCCAAGAAGGAAAAGCCCAAGAAGGATCAGCAGACAAAACAATTTGGAGTTTCACAGCGTAAAAGATGACCGCCAATCAAACCACTCAACAATGGATGCGAAACCGCAGCGATGAGCTCGCAGTCGAAAACGGCTGCTGGTTCGACGTTGAAGTTGGCGCGTACGTTGTTTGGTGGATCGAGCGATATTGCAAGCTCTATGAAGGCGAATGGGCTGGTGAGCCTGTCTTGCTTCGCTCTGGAAATCCTGAAGTTGATCGGCGCGTTGAACTTGAATGGGATGAAGGCGGTCGCGAAGCCAGTATCGAGCGAGCTGAGATCTACGCTGACTGGATCGCCTCAGGTAATGCCGAACCAGATTGGCAGTACGAATGCCTTATGAGGATGTTCGGATGGCAACGCTTTTCGCAGCGATGGGGCCGCAATGTTCGCCGGTTCAATCAGGTATCGATTTGGATTCCTAAGAAACAGAAGAAAAGCCCTACACTTGCGGCAATCGGAAACTACTTGACCTGCGGTGATGGTGAGCCAGGCGGAAACACTCTTTGCGGTGCGAAGGATGGCAACCAGGCGTCAACGACAATGCGTCACGCTCTACTGATGGTTGAGCAGTCGCCAGAGCTTCGCGAAGTTTGCAAGGTCAATCAAAACGAAAGGTCGATCGAGCACTTGCCAAGCCGTTCCAAGTACAAGCCTTTGAGCTCATCGAACGAACGAACGCAAAAGAGCAAGGAAGGCATCAACGGAAATGTGTTGATCGACGAGACGCACGTTGTTGACCGCGAATTCATCGAGATCATTTCCAGAGCGGGTATCTCTCGCGCTGAGCCGATGCACATTGAGGTATCTACCGCGGGCAATAATCCAGACGGCTATGGATTTGAGCGGCAGACATACGCTCGCGCGGTGATGGCTGGAGTTGAGCACAACGACCAGCTGTTCGTTGCGATCTACGAGGCACCGCAGGATCTGACCAACGAAGACCTGGACAAAGACCCAATCAAGTACGGCAAGATGGCCAATCCTGCTTGGGGCCACACTGCACACGAAGAAGAATTCCTCGCCGACTACAACCAGTCGAAGCAATCACTACGATCGCTGGCGATCTTCAAAATGTACAGGCTGAACATTTGGCAGCACACTGCAAGCCAGTGGCTCCCGTTCGATCGATGGATCGCATGCGCTGGATCGATTGACCTGAAAGACTTTTCCGGCCGACATTCAGCGATTGGACTCGACTTGTCAAAGACCCGCGATATGTCAGCAATGTCGGTTGCGATCGCAATCAACAACAAAGTTCACCTCTGGCCATTCCTCTGGGTAACAGAGGCGGCAGTCAATCGTTATCGAAACAAAGTCAAGTTTGAAGAGTGGATCGAATCAGGTCAGCTATTCCTCTGTGAAGGTGACACGATTCAAGAATGGCGAATCCGTGACAAGTTCATCGAGCTTTCAAGCCTGCTCAAAATCGGCGTGCTTGTGAAGGACCGTGCGCTCGCTCAAGACTTTGAAGACTGGGTTGAAGAGAAATATCCAAAGGTCACACAGGTCGATTATCCGCAGAATGCCGCGATGATGGAAAAGCCGATCGATGACTTTGAAGCGGCAGTAGTCGAAGGCTCGCTCGAGCACTGCAATAATCTCTGTCTTAATTGGCAGGCAGGGCATGCGACAGTAACAGAAAATGCCAAGGGATGTAGAATTATTGCCAAGCCAAAGCGGGATGATTATCGCAAAGTTGACGGCATGGTTTCAAGTGTGATGGCTTACTGGGGAACCAAGCATCTGCCCAAGCAAGTTAGCGGTGAGAAGTATCGGCGGCGAGGAGTCTTAACAGCATGAGGCCAGAACTATTTTTTGACTTTGCCAATCAAATTTGGCCAAACGAAGTTGATTCAATTGAGCAATGCGGATCTACAGCAAATGGCCTCGGAAGAAGCGGAGTGAGGATTAGCTTTGCTGAAGGTCATGCCATGTATCTCTATTCGACTTCAGTTGAATGGGGTGAAAGAACTTCGTACTCTCGACCGATAATTCCATCGAAAGTACATGCCAAGCGAGTTCTTGACGGTGAGACTATTTACCTGAGCTACAAGCCTGGAGACCAAGAGTTTAAGGTGAGGCTTGTGACAGTTTTGGAAAACAATGTTTTTTACGCCAATGAGATTGGCGACTACGGAAATGCTCCCAAAGAATGCTTCAGGGTGATTCAATGACGCGATCCATCTTGAGCAATGCAATCTTCCTGGTTGGCTGGTCGTTTGTTACTTTGTCGGCATTCGAGATCCATCGAGCCGTCGGTCTGTTCGTTGTTGGTGTCCCATTTGTAGCGCTGGGCCTGTTCATGCAGAAACCGCAAAAGGGGAGTAAAGCCAATTGATAGTTGAAGCGTTCAACAGCATGCTCGCAGCGATTAGCTTAGCAGGCAGCCATCCACGCGACCCAGCGATCGCCAAGATGCTTGGAGGCGGCTTGACCAATTCGGCTGGCGTGAAGGTCACTGTCGATAAGATCCTAGCGCTGCCAGCTATCAAGCGTGGCATCCAGATCATTACCGACAAGTTATTTGGCCTTCCTTGGTATGTTTTAGAGATCAACGAAGATGGTCGCCAGTACAGCAGAAACCATCCCGCGTGGAAGTGCGTTCATTGGATGGCTAATCCAATGCTTTCGGCTCCTTCGTTTCGCCAGATTCTGACTCAATGGGCAATGACTAGGGGAAACGGCTGCGCGTGGATTGATCGAAGCGGTCCAAGCTGGGAACTGTACCCGCTCAACCCAGATGAAACGAAGCCAATCGTCCTTGGTGCTCGCGATGCTGAACTGCTGGAGGATCAATCACTTGTTGGTCAGCTTCGCATTGGCACTAAGGTAGGCGGAAAACCAGTTCTTCTTGAACTCGATGATGTCTACCACATCAAGGGCTATGGCCAGTCTCCTTACTGGGGCGCTGACATCACCGAAACCATGGGCGAAGTGTTCGGCGGAGTTATTGCCAAAGATGAATTCTCTAATCGGTTCTTCGGTCAAGGCGCTAATCCAGTCGGGTTCATCACCATGGACAAGGGACTCGAAGAAGAGGACGAAGAAACGTACATGCGGTCTCTGCAAAACGCCATGCAGGGATTGGGCAAGGCTCACAAGATCATTCTGCTGGAAGATGGGGCCAAGTTCACACCGATCACTATTGACCCGCAAAAATCGCAGATGCTCGAAGGTAAGCAGTTTGATGTACGCTTGATGGCTATGGCGATTGGGATCAAGCCCCACAAGTTGATCGACTCGGCTAACGCTGCCTTTGCATCGCTGGAGCAAGCAAACAGCGAGCACAACGACGACGACATCCTTCCATGGATCAACAAGCACCGCGCTGAAAGCGATCGCAAGCTACTGCAAGGGCAGGAAGGCGAGCTCGGGACGCACTGCGTTGACTGCGATGATGAGGGCTTAATTTACATTCCATACGCTGAGCGTACGGCCGCAGTTGTCAACACGGTCAACAACGGGATCAACACCAGGGACGAAGGCCGCGAAAAGCTGGGCTATGCTCCAAGCGGTTCAGCTCGGGGATCACAGTACCGAATCCCGGCGAACATACTCTACGAGGAAGACGCGGTTATCGTTTCAGGCAGCACACAGACTGGCAATGCAAGCGAAGAACCAGCCAAGCCCGATCACTCCGATGTGGCCAAAGCCTACTTGGATCGGATTGAAAAACGTTTGGCAGCACAAGCAAAGGACAAGGCCAAGGATGTCAAGGCATTTCTAAACTGGCTTGACAATCTCAAGGCGGAGGACGGACCCGCTAGCATCCAGTCACAAATCAACGATCTGTACGCAGTGACGATCAAGCGACTCAACACCCTGGCGGAAACCGCCACTACGCCCGAACAGTTGCAAGAATCAATTTGACTATGGCCAAACACCTGCACGTTTCGAAAAATCGATCTTACAACCGAAAGGTGTGGAGAATCTACGTCAACGGTCAACAGGTCGATAAGGTTCGAAGCTGCAAGCTAGGTCTCAATGGATGGGTTGAAGTAATTCAATTTGATGAAAAAGGCATTTGCCTAAACGCTGCCGGAACAGCGATCAGAACCAAACGAATCAAGAACGTCTTTGTTGAAGCCGTTCCAATTAAAAGGAAAAAGCACCATGCAATTTGACCCAATGGCACCGATGGCACTTTTGCCACAAGCAGCGACAGAGCTAGTTGTCAGCGTGATGAGCCGATTCAAGCAAGCTTCGGTAATGGACCGCGACAACGAGCCAAAGCCATACTGCATGACTGAGGACATGGCCCAAGTCGGTTCAAGCGAATCGGCTGCAGTCGTGGCTGTTGTTCCGGTCTACGGTGTCTTGGCTCCAGGCCGATGGGGAAACACTGATTTGGATTCATTCCCAAGGCTCATTAAGTCTTTGGCATCGAATCCGAAGATCCATACGATCGTCTTAGACATTCGATCACCTGGCGGAACTGTGATGGGAACGCCAGAGGCTGCTGACGCGATACGATCTGTTAGGGATGCGGGCGTTACGCGCATCGTGTCAGTGGCCAATGGCATGATGGCGAGCGCTGCAACCTGGATCGGCACCGCTGCGGAAAAGGTCTACGTCACGCCAAGCGGCGAGGCTGGTTCGATCGGCGTCATTTCGATGTATGCCGACTGGTCGAAGGCCTACGAGGACTTCGGGGTCAAGATTGATGTCATGCGAACGCCAGAAAAGAAAGCTCGATTCTCGGGAGTGGAGCCGCTGACCGAGGAAATGCGAAACTTGGTCATGCAGCGAATCGGCGAAAGCTACGATTCTTTCCGCGCGGCCATGGCCAAGAATCGCGGTATCCGTGTTGACCAAGTTGAAAAGAAATTCGGTGGCGGTGAAATGCTCTCGGCTCAGGAGGCGGTTGAAGCTGGCCTAGTCGATGGCATCGCGACGCTGGACGAGGTTTTGGTCAAGATGGTCAAGGGAACAAAGCGATCAGCACCGAGCTCGACGCGCGCCCAGTTGGCGAAGTTGCAACTAGAATCGATTGAAGGGTAAAAATCATGGCAGCGTTATCTAGCATCACTGCGGTTAGACCTACTGCGACAACTGTACAGCTGGATCGATCATTCCAGACGGCGACCTGACGACGAATGATTTCGTGTCGCGGATCGGAACGGCATCCGCCGCGACAACTCTTGACATAGACTTGAAAGCCACAGGGGTTCAGCACTCGTAGTGCGAAAAACTTTCTAGCAACTAGCTAGTTGACTTTCAATTTCCTGAACCATATAAAAGAATCTCACAAATCAAAAAGCGATTTCGCAGCGGCCAACTAGATGGCGGCCAAAGCGGAACGAGACTAAGCAATGCCAGAGTCAAATCGAAGGCAGCGGCTTATCAACAACGTGTTTTCATGTTGTCGGTAGGCCGCTGCCTTTTTTCGTATGCCTTCCGACTCAAACCAGTTTTGAAGGAATGAACGAAAATGGCATACGATCCGAAAGGAAAGAGCAACAAGGAGCTGCACGAAGCTCGGTTGAACATCCACAACCAGGCCAAGGAATTTCACGCAGCCAATGAGTCCAACTGGACCAAGGAATGCGAAGAGAAGTTTGACGCGATGATGTCCGATGTCTCTGACATCAAGGCGATCATCGACCGACGAAACAAGCTCGCAAGCCTTGAATCTCGCCGCGAAGAAGAGACTCAGCGAATCAGCGAGTCCGATCTGAATCCAAAGGGTGGCGAACAAAAGCCTGCCATGGTCATGGTTCGCGCTGGCTTGGACCCAAAGGGTCGACCAGTCTACAAAGCTATTCAGGCTGGCAAGCGTGGTTCGAAGGAATACCAGGCGGCGCTTGAGAATGCCTTGATGGGCAACAAGCTGTCGACCGATCAAATGGCCTCGCTTCAGTCCGACGATGAAGAGTCTGCGGGATTCCTGCTCACTTCCGAGCAACTTGCTGCTGACATCCTGAAGGATGTGGACGATTTACTTTACATTCGCCAGTATGCCCGCATTCACACGGTGCGCGAGGCTGGTTCTTTGGGTATTCGCAAGCGAACAGCCCGAATGAATACCTTTGCGTTTTCTTCAGAGCTGATTGTCAGCACCGAAGATAGCTCGCTCAAGTACGGCAAGAAGGTGCTTACCCCTCACCCGCTTACCGGCATGATCAAGCTTAGCCGCGACTTGGTTCGTCGATCAATGGGCACCGCTACAAGCGAAGTCCAGTACGAATTCAGCCGCGACTCTGGCGAGGAAATGGAAGACAAGTACCTAACCGGAAACGGTGCTCAACAGCCTTTAGGCGTGTTCACTGCATCCAGTGACGGCATCAGCACTAGCCGTGACGTTGTGACTGGCTCGGGTACGTCGATCACCGCTGACGGATTGATCAATGCCAAGTACAGCCTGAAGCGACAGTACCGAACTGGCTTGCGTGGTGCTCTGCGATGGCTCTTCCACCGAGACGGCATCAAGATCGTTTCGAAGCTCAAGGACAGCCAGAACAATTACCTCTGGCTCCCAGGCCTTCGCGAAGATGAGCCAGACCGATTGCTGGGCTACCCAGTCGACGAATCGGAACGAGCTCCAAACACATTCACCAGCGGTAACTACGTTGGCTTGCTGGCGAACTGGAACTATTACGAGATCGCTGACGCGCTCGACATGGAGATCCAGATTCTCAACGAGCTATACGCTGGTACCAATCAAATCGGCTACATCGGTCGCATGAAGACTGACGGGATGCCAACGATTGAAGAAGCGTTCGCCCGTCTGAAGTGTGACTAACCAGCCAGCTCTCTTGCTGCTGTTTCAATAGATCGCTCTGGGTCAGCAATGGCCCAGAGCTCCTTCAAAACAAATTAAGTTCATCAATCACGGGAGGTTAAACCGTGAATCAAAATTTTGCAAAAGATCACAAGATCAGCCAGTGCTCGACCGTTACGGCCGGAGCTGCCGCAACGACCGACATCAACGCAACCAGCGTTGACATGCTGGGCTTTGAGCAAGTCACTTTCGTAGTTCCGATCGGAGCAATTGTGGCTGGCGCTGTAACAAGCATCAAGGCACAGGGAAGCTCTGACAATTCAAGCTTCAGCGATTTGGCTGGAACATCGCAAACGATCGCTGACGCTGACGACGACAAGACATTCTATATCAACGTTGTTAAGCCGTCGTATCGCTACGTTCGCCTGGTTGTCGACCGAGGCACCCAGAATGCCACAGTCGGCGGAATCATCGCGATTCAGAGCAATCCTAAGACCTTGCCAGTTTCTCACGGAACTAGCGTGTCTGGTGAAACTCACATTTCGCCAGCGGCAGGAACCGCTTAATCCTGCCCTAGCAGGTGCAAGGCCGCTGCAGCTCGACCGCTACCGAGTTTGCAGCGGCTCTTTTCTGTAGCGGGAATCTTCGAAGTTTATCGACATGCTTTACAAGACATTGAAAGTCGCTGCTGGTCGGCACTCGTTCGACATCGGCCAAGAGCTCGAGTTCAACGACGCGGAGGCGGCAGCACTGCTGGCTGATGGTGCAATCACTCCATTGACTCCATCTGAAACACTCGCGCAGCCGCGACCATCGCGCCCAGGCCAAACAACACCACCGGCGACAGAAGCATCGAAACCAGAGTCGCCAGCACCTGAAGACAAGCCACCCCAAGGCAAGAAGTAATCCATGGGCCTGAAGCGAACATCCGAACCAGCTAGCCTGGCTGTCGATCTCACCCTTGCCAAAAAACAAGTCGAGATTGCCGAGTCAGACACAACGCACGATGCGCAGATTACTACGATCATCAAGCGTGCGACTGGTTTCGTTGAGCGATGGACGCGACGGGCCTTAATTACTCAGACCTGGCGGTTGACGCTTGATGAGATTCACGAGCGAATCCCACTACCGAGACCGCCAGCGGCTTCGATAGTCTCAGTTCAGTACCGCGATTCAAATGACGCCTGGCAGACGTTTTCAAGTAGTGAATACACGTTGCTTGACGAATCGTCGCCAGCGGAATTGTTCTTCAAGAACTTGCCTCCGATGAATTCAATACTGCCTCAGTCGTATCGAATCGTCTACACGGCAGGCTTTGGAAGCACATACACAGCGATCCCAGCAGAGCTAACCGGCGTTATTTATGAACTGGTTGCATTCTGGTTCATGAATCGCGGAGATACCGGACAAGAGTACGTCAATGTTCCATTGCCAAGCCAAATAATAATGGCACTAAACGTTCTAAGATGCGGGGCCCGTCTTGGCTATTACGAAATCCTGGAGGATGACGACTAATGGCAGGCGTAGCTGGAACAATCAGAGGCGTGGCATCAATGCGGCATCGAATTTCGATACTGCGCAGAGACACCGACCAAAACAGCCTCGGCCAAGCAACAGACAGTTTTGCCTCGGTAGCTTCTGGTGTTCCTGCCAGAGTTGTTGAGCTCAGCGGTCGCGAACTCGAGCGAGCCAAGCAGATGGTTGCCGAGGCTACTCACTCGGTTGAATTGCGAGTCAGTTCAATCGCTGTCACACCAAAGGATCGAGTTCAGTTTGGATCATTGGTCCTGACTGTTGGCGCGGCACAAACTGACGAAACAAGCATGATGCAAACGCTGACCTGCTACGAGGTCAAGCGATGACAACACTGCACAGCACACTACCACAGGCAGTTGTAGACAAGATCGGAACGATCGCAGCACTGCAGCTAGCCAAGATCACTGGCAAGATCCACTACCAGACCATACCGCAGGAAAGCGATTATCCGCATGTGTTCATCACTCGCCAAGGTCAGTCAGGCGAGCAAACGCTGGACGGCTATGACGGTGATGCAACCGAGCGATTTGTAGTTGAGATTGTCCTGACAGCATTTGACGATGATCTGATCACTGCGATCGGTGATGTACTCGACTTCCGCGGTGGCGATCCAACATCGGGAATTTTTACAAGCGAACTAGAAGACGTTAGCGATGACTACGTTTTTCAATCCGGCGATGGTGACGCACTTTACCTGCACGGATTTGTTTTGACCCTTTACCTGTAAGGAAATGCACCATGGCCAAGGCCAGAAAAATACCAGCCGGAACACTTGTGACCGTCAACACGGTCGACTTTGCTTACCTCACCGAAGTCGACTTGCCAGAGCGTGGTGTATCGCTGGTTGATGTAACAACCATGGAAGATACTGCCGTAGTCAACTACACCAGCTTCCCGCCAGATTACGGCACTATCAAGATCACTGGATTCTATGATCCAGAAGAGACTGCCGACAAGGACATCGAAGCATTGATTGATACCGACAACCCAAGCGATGTGACTGTCGTTGTGAGCATTCGAAAAACCAAGTCAGGCACTTGGTCTTACAGCACCCGCACCTACGTCGGTCGAATTGTCAAGCACAAGATTGACCCACTCAAATACAACGAAGGGATCAAGTGCTCCTTCGAGATCAAGGTAAACGCTAAGCCAACTAACGCTTAATGCGTGATAGATAGCGGCTGAAGTTTTTTCAAGTTTCACTCAGTTTTGGAATTGTTGAAATGAAGTACTCGGAACGATTAAAGCAGGCAGCACCAAAGCTGGTTGCTCATCCTGTTTGCATGAGCGATTTGCCAGAGTTGTTCGCAGAAGGCGAAGAGCAGGTTTTTTATGTCGCCTCGCTAACAGCTCTTGAAAAAGACGCGATGGACAACGCTCTTGTTGCTTACCAAGAACGCAACGGACTGACCGATGCAGAACGATCTGAGATCTATCGGACGTTCTGCGTTGCCTATTGCCTTTGCGACAAGGACAACGTGCGCGAAGAGTTGAGCGTCCAGAAGCTCGACGCACTGGTCGAAATGATCGGCCAGCTCGGCAACCAGCATGTTCGCCGGCTATGGAGCTGCGTCAACATGGCCAATTCCATCCTCGGAGTTGAGGACGACTTGCAAAAAAAGTTCGAAGCGCAGAAGGCGACAGTTGGCGATGGGAGTGGCGAGTAGCGATTTATTTGGGATTCCCAAGTAGATCGGCCTGGCTCGCTTGCATTTCGGCAAAGGAACTTGAAGAGCTTCGGCTGTTCTCGATGATCGAACCACTCGGGCTCGATCGCGAGGATGTTCACGCGGCCGCTATTTCAATGAACGATGTCAAGTCTGATTCATTCAGGTACAAGCCGCCAGTGAGCGAAGAGCAGGCACGCAAAGACTTTTTCAATGATGACGACTTCGATTTGGAGTAACTGTGGCAAAGGTCAAGGTGGTAATGACAGGCAGCGAGGAGCTTAACCGCAAGCTCGCTGCACTGACCAACCAGCAAGCCCGCGAAGCAATTCGCAAGGCTGCTAGACCTGCTTTGAAACCTTGCTTGCAGACTGCCAGGCGTGTTGCTCCCAAGCGATCTGGAAAGCTCCGCAGGTCAATCAAGATCAGAGCGATAGCCAGGTCGAGAACGCGGATCGGTGCAAGAGTCACAGCGTCGGCATCGGACACCCTTTACAGTGGCAAGACGTTCTACGGTGGCTTCCAAGAATGGGGCTGGCGAGCTGGCAAGCGAACTACCAACGCTGACCTGGGTGCAGATCGTGGCAAGCGACGAACGACAGCACAGCGAGCGATCGCAAAAGGTCGCAACGATTCACGCAAGAAAATCCCAGGGCTTAACTTCCTGAAGAAATCAGCACAGTCAACCCGCGAAGAATGCCTGTACCTGTACCGCACTGCGATCATTGACTACATCGAGAAAGTAGCAAAGGGCTAAAGCATGGCTGTTGTCGAAACACTCGATGTGATCCTGGCTGCCAAGACTGCACAGTTCAACCAGGAAATGAGAAAAGAGGCTGCAAATGTTGGGCAATTCAAAAAGCAATTTGAAAGCCCAGGCAATGCCCTTGCTAGCATGCCTGCTCTGGCTGGTCCTGCTGGGATGGCAGTAGGAGCCGCGTTCGCTGGTGCAACTGCCGCGATCGCTGGGGCTACTTCTGCTGTGATTGCCTTGCACTCGCAGATGGCCAAGATCGATGAGCTGGCAGACGCTGCAACGCAGTTGGGCATCAACTTCAAAGAATTGCAGGTAATCCGAATATCCTTTGGAGAGTCTGCTGGTCTTGATGCTTCTGCCGTAGATAGCCAAGTAATGAAGTTCCAGAAGTCGCTTTCCGATGCGGCCTCGGGTGGCGGAAAAGAGCTCAACATGATGTTTGAGTCCGTTGGGCTCAACGCTAGTCAGTTGCTGCGAGACGGCCCAGTACTTGCACTTTCGCAAGTATCGGAAGCTATGCAGAACATGAACACCGTCGACCAAATGCGATTGGCGTTTGAGTTGTGGGGTAAGGGAGGACTTGAAGTAGTCAAGGCGATTACCGAGTTTGGCGATAAGGCCAAGGATGTCACAACTTTCATGGAGTCGCGAGGGCTGGTTCTATCTGAGTCGCAAATTGCAGCGGTTGGGGCTGCTAACGATGCGTGGGACCGATTCTCTCTAACTGTTGATTCAGTTGCATCAAAAGTTGCTGCCGAGTTTGCCCCAGTCTTTTCTATGGTGCTCAATACTCTCAACGATTCTTCAGTCGTCCTTGGTGGTTGGATACCAATGATTGAAGGTGGTGTGACGCAACTGGTCTACTTCTCAGGCGTTCTGTATGACGTTTATGAAGTGGTAACGCTGGTCAATGATAACTTGCGAGCGATGGCAAGCCTTGACTTTTCAAAGGTTGCGGAGAACACCAAAAACGCATTCGATTTTTCAACCGGGCAGAACCTAGTTGACAATCTCCAAGTGGAGCGAGACAAGGCGGCTCAAGAAGCGTTGGACAAAGCCAAGAAACTTCAAGAGGAAAAAGAGCGAAAAGCTTCATTCGACGCACTTTCTGAATCTGAAGCAATTCGGAAAAAACAAGATGCACTACTTGAAAACTTCCAGGTGGAGCGATCGATCCAAGATCAGTTGGCCGGACTAGCTTCTGAAGACGCAAAGAGAGTCGAAGCAGAACTACGGCAGCAACTCAAACTAAAGAAAGACATCGCTGCGGCTGGTTTCGTTGGCGAACATGCAGACAACTTGCTCCTGGCCGGAATGCAAGAATTTAAGGATCGCCAAAAGGCTGAAAAGGATCGTCAGGAAAAAGACCGCTTAACGAAAGAAGGCGAGCAACTTGCCAAGCGGTTCAATCCAATGATCGAGATCCAAAAGCAGTTCGATGATATTCAGAAAATGCTTGAAGGCGGAATGATCGATTCAGCCGTCGCGCAAAAAGCATCAATGGATGCTGCAGGCAAAGCAGTTCCACAATTCAATGGTGCTGTCAGCGCTCAAGAGGGATCGGTTGAAGCTTACAAGCTCATCCTTGAGCGAGACAACCAACGCAACCAACAGGAAGCGATCAAGCAGCTCGCCCAAAGGCAACTGGACGCACTCAACAAGATCGCCAACAGCAGCGCAGTAATTAAGGTGGCTCGATAATGGCAACAGTCCTCAAAGGTCGCAAAAAAGGAATGTCTGGTTCGCTGTCTTACAGCGGGTCAAAGCTCGTCTATTCTGAGCGCCATACCTACGTTGTTATTAGCGACACGATAGCCGAAGCAATATTGACAGTCCTGGCAACGTCTGGTCTACCTCGCGTGATGATTGATTCGATCACCGGCACCTACGGCGCTTGCCTCTGTACTGGACTTGATCCCAAGCAAGATGATCAGAATCCTTATGTCTGGTACGTTGACGCAATGTTTACGACCGACATCGAAGGCCAGGACACGCAAGGCGATGGAATCGACTCGGCAGATCCACTGACCTGGGTGCCGCGATACAAGGGAAGCTTTGAGTTTGTCCCCCAAGTCCTGTACGAAGACTTTAGCGATCCTCCCAAGCCATACCTGAACAGTGCTGGCGACAAGTTCCCAGAGCCGTTGATTTACCGCAGGCCTTGCACGGTTTATGACTTTTGGCAGATCGAAGACAACGCAGCGACTGACAAGGAAATCGGCGAACGAACCGACACGGTAAACAGTACGACATTCAGAACACTTGCGGCTGGCAAACTAAAACTGCAGGTCAATGGATTCGAGCGAGGATTCTGGTACGGAGTTGATGCAGTTAGGATTGAGTACCGAGTTGCTTACAACAAAAAAGGCTGGTTGATCAAGCCTGCTGATGCTGGCTACGCTTATCGCCCATCGGCTGGACAGAAGAAGGTCGCATCGGATGCGCTGGTGTTTCTCAACTCTGATGGAACGGCAAAGGCCGAGTCAGTAACAGAGCCGGTTTACCTTAAGTGCAAGGGGCATGAGCAAATTGTATTAACCG